AATATCAGCAATTAATGATAGTAACATATACCTTTATAAAAAAAGTGGTATATACCCAACAGGACTAGATAATATTAACTGGTGTGTTTTCTCTTGTTTTGATCAAAAAAACTGGAGTAAAATAAAACCAGATTCTAATGCTATTAATATAGCTTGCTTTCACGGTGCAGTTATGAACTCAAAAACTGATACTGACTGGCAATTAGAAGGCGAAGTAAGTTTAGACTTTTTTGATGATTATGATTTTGGATTTTTAGGTGATATACATAAGCGTCAATATCTTGACAAAGACAAAAGGATTGCATATCCTGGTTCACCTATACAACAAAACTATGGTGAAGATCTTATAAAAGGTTTTCTTATATGGGAAATTAAAAACAGACATGATTTCAATAGTAGATTTGTTAGTTTAGATAATCCACATCCTTTTGTAACAATTGACTGGCAAGACAATCTTGAAAAAACCATACTTTTTTGTGAAAAAGTAAAAAGACGTTCAAGATTTAGAATAAGATCAGATCAAAATATAACTCAATCTGAAATAAAAATACTCTATCATTATCTTAAAAATGATAAAAATGCTCACGAAATAGTTTTTCAAAACAATACTAAAAATGATACAAGATCAAATACAACAGAAAAAACAAGTCTTTATAAATCAATAGACATAAGGAAGTCTGAAGATAGATTAAAAGTTTTTAACTCATATTTTGAAAATATTGAAAGTGATATTGTAGAAAAAGTTGATCTCTTATTTAAAGAAAACTTAGACAAAATTCCAAACAATCTTACAGACATATTTGGACAAAATTGGTCTATCAATAGTTTAGAGTTTGATAATACTTTTTCTTATGGTAAAAATAACTATATTAATTTTAACAAATTAAATGGTGTAGTAGGAATTTTTGGTAATAATAGAACAGGAAAATCATCAATTCCTGGTACTTTAATGTATACTCTATTTAATACTACTGATAGAGGAGCAATTAAAAATCAAGATATTGTTAATATTAGAAAAGGAAAATGTAAATCAAAAGTTAATATTACAATTGGTACTAAAAATTACGATGTAATCAGAGAAACGGTTAAGAAAACCAATAAAAAAAATATACTTTCTGCAAATACAAATTTAAGTTTAATTGAAACTAGTTCTAGCGTTGATGAATCTGAAGAACAAAGAAGAGAAACAGAGAAAATTTTAAGAGGTTTAATAGGCACGTCAGATGATTTTCTTTATACTTCTTTTGCCTCGCAGGGTGCAATGAATACTTTTATTAATGAAAAATCATCTGCGAGAAAAAGTGTTTTATCAAAATTTTTAAATCTTGACATATACGAAGAACTCTACAAAAACAGCAGAGAAAATTATATTATTCTTAAAAATAACTTGAAGAATACAAAAGAGAAAAACTGGACGATATTAAAGAACGAAATAATTGAACAAATTGACAATAAAAAAATTAGTCTTATTAACGGTGATGAAGATTTAAAGCAAAAAAGAGAAAAAGAAGTTAATCTTAGGCTTAAAATAAAAGACATAGAAAACAATATAAATAATCACCCGTCAGGCCATACATTTCAAACTGCTTCAAAAGAACTAGATTATATCTTGACTAAGGAACAAAAATTACTTAATGAAACTAGTACAATAGAAATAGAAATTGATGATTTAAATATAAAAATTGATAAAATTTCTAAGTTCAAAAAAGATTTTCCAATCGAGAGTTTAAAAGAACAAAAAGAAAAGTTAGACAACTTACTTTCAGAATTAAAAGAATATAAAAATAAAAAATTGTTTCTTTTTAGTCAGAAGAAAAATAAAAACGAAGAAATAAAAATTCTTGATCAAGTTCCTTGTGGCGATAAATTCCTTAACTGTAAATTTATTAGCAAAGCACACGCATCAAAAAACGATATAGAAGAAATTGATAAAAAAATGTCAAGCATAGAATCTTCTATATTTGAAATAAAGTCAGTGGTCAAAGAATTAGAAAAAGATTCTTTGAATCAAAAAATAGAAAAATACAATGAAATTTTAAATAAAGATTATAAGTCAAAGATTGACTTAGAAAATAATATTATCAAATTAAATAGCAAAAAAGAGAGTATAGATCTATTAGCACATAATAAAAATGATCTCAGGATTGTGATAGAAGAACTTAAAAGTTTTAATGATACCAAACACTTAGACAAGCTAAATACTATTAAAACAGAATTAAATCGATTACAAAATAGTATATATGATATTGAATCTTTGACCAAGAAAACTAGCAGAGAAATATATGATCTAGAAAATAATTACAAAAAACTAGAAATGGAAGAAAAAACATATAATAAAATAATTGAAGATTGGAAAATATACGATTTATATTCATACGCAGTTTCTAAAAAAGGTATTCCTACAATGTTGATTGGTTCTTACTTGCCAAAAATCAATGATGAGATTGCAAATATATTAAATGGTGTAACGTCTTTTAAAATAAAAATATTAGATGATGAAAACAACAATAATTTAAATGTTTATATAGATTATGGTGATTCAATTAGAATTATTGAATGTGCTAGTGGCATGGAAAAAATGATGGCTTCTATTGCAATAAGAGTTGCACTAACAAATATATCAACATTACCTAAGTCTGATATATTCATTATTGATGAAGGATTTGGTGCATTAGATTCTTCAAATATTGAAGCTTGCGCAAAATTATTAAAAAGTTTAAAGAAATATTTCAAAACTATTCTTATAATATCACATGTTGATGCAATTAAAGATGTTGTTGATAAAAATTTAGAAGTAACTGTAAAAGGTAACGATTCTTATGTTGAATATAAATAAACAAAAGTGGATTAAAACAGATAGTGAAACAGAGTATACGTATTTTTTAGGCTGTAAATTTGAAAGACCTATTAATAGTAAAACTATACCTTTAAGTTGTCCTTGCTGTAAAACTATGTTAAATAACGTTGATGATATTGAGTCTGTAAAGAATAATGATGTTTGTGAACAATGCTATTTAATTTACTATTATAGTAATAAAGAAAAGTGGGAAAAAGGCTGGCGACCTTATAAATAGCTTAAATAAAAAATTGTAATATATATTTAATATATACTAAATAATAAGGAATTAAATTATGGAATATGATTTTGTTATGTCGATAGGCAATAGTATTGACAGTGTATACAATAATTCAACAGAAGATGGCTCTAGAAAAACTATTGCTAAACTTGAAGATGAAAATACAATGTCTATTAGTTTTAGAACAATATTGAATGTTGCTAGAGAATCAGATCTACATACTCAGTTAAGTTTGTTGGAAAAAGAAAAAAATGAAGTTATTTCTGCAAGGTTAAAGCTTATTAAAAAAGAGTTTAAACAATGTGCAGAAAGAGAACTTAAAACTAAAAAAGTTGATAGTAAAGATAGTTTAGAAACTTTAACAGTTAGTCCTTATAGTCCGCATAGAAAACTAAAATATACTTGTACTTGTTTTTTTGAGGTTAAATAAATAATGGCTTCATTAAAGTCTAAACAAGGTCAAATTGCTGAAATTGTAAAGTGCGGGAAAGATCCTGTACATTTTATGAATAAATACTTAAAAATTCAGCATCCCTTGAGAGGATTAATTCCTTTTAAAACATATCCTTTTCAAGATGACTGTGTTTCAGAGTTTAATGATCATAGATTTAATATTGTTTTAAAATCAAGACAGTTAGGTCTGTCTACTTTAGTTGCAGCATATGCTGTTTGGCAGGCAGTTTTTTATAAAGATAAAAATATTTTAATTATTGCTACTAAACTAGCTGTTGCACAAAATTTTATAAGAAAAGTTAAAACCTATATAAAGTCAATGCCCAAATGGTTATTGGTGCCAGTAATTACAGCTAACAATAAGCAGCAGGTTGAATTTTCTAATGGCTCACAAATAAAAGCTGTACCAACATCAGAAGATGCAGGACGTTCAGAAGCTCTTTCGCTTTTAATTGTAGATGAGGCCGCTTTTGTAAGAAACTTTGATGAATTGTGGATGGGTTTATACCCAACACTATCAACTGGTGGACGTGCTATTCTTTTATCAACACCGAACGGTGTTGGTGGGCAATATCATGAGATATATTCAAAAGCTGATCGTAAAGAAAACGAGTTTAATCCTATTAAACTTATGTGGGATGTTCACCCTGAAAGAGGCGATGAATGGTTTAACAAAGAAACAAAAAATATGTCTCAAAAACAGGTTGCACAAGAACTTTTGTGTGACTTTGCTTCTTCTGGTGATACTTTTTTAACTAACGATATTTTAGAAAATATTAGAATTACAACTAGAAATCCAATTGAAAAAAGTGGGCCTGGAAACAATGTATGGTACTGGGAATATCCGTTAGAAAGTGTAAACTACATACTTTCAGCTGATATTGCTCGAGGTGATAGTGGTGATTATTCAGCTTTTCACGTTATTAATACTAATAATATGTCCATTTCAGTAGAATATAAAGGTAAGATACCACCAGATCAATTTGCAATTCTTGTTTATGATGTTGCAAAAAGATTTAATAACGCAATGGTATGTCCAGAAAACAATGCTTATGGATATACAATGTTAATTAAATTAGGTGATTTAGGTTATAAAAATCTTTATTTTTCTTCTGAAAAAGAGAAATACAAGTATCTTTATGGTGAAGGACAAAATTTAGGCAAAGCAGGATTTACAACTAGTAAAGAAAGCAGAGATAAGATTCTTGCTAACTTTGAAGAATCGCTAAGAAACGGTAGAATAAAAACTTATTCAAATAGATTGTATTCAGAATTAAAAACCTTCGTCTGGAATGGTAAAAAAATAACTGCTATGAAAGGTTATAATGACGATTTAATAATGTCATTGGCAATAGGCAGTTGGCTGGCTGATAGTAATTCGAATACTTATAATGTTTCACAAATTCAGCAGGCTGATGCCATACTTAAGGGAATGGAATTAAATAAAACAAATATTGATAAAACTTCGATGTCACCTTTCTATAATAGTGCAGAGAAAACAGTTAATCCATTTCTACCTGTTTATATGCCTGACAGCCAATTTTCAGGTGACAAGCAATCAAGTAGAAAAAATCCATTAGGCGATTTAAGCTGGTTAATAGGAAAATAACAAAAATGGCTAAAAAAAACGAAAACTTATTTGCAAAACTAACACAACTATTTAGGTCTGGTCCTGTTGTTAGAAGAAAAATAAAGAAACTTAATAATACTACATATTCTAAATCATCTCTAGAGGTTTTTAAGAAAAATCATAGTGATGTATATAATAGTACGTTAAGTGCATATGGTTCATATGATAGAATGGCAAGATATTCAGATTTTTCAGAAATGGAAGCTACACCAGAAATATCATCTGCATTAGATATCTACTCAGAAGAATGTGTATCACCTGATGCAAATGGTGTAGTTTTACACATACATTCAGAAAATCAAATGATTAAAAAAAT